ATCTAAGTGACGCAGAATGTGCAAGGCCATCTGTTGACGACCTCGAATTTCGATTAATTGCTCTGGAGTGTAGGAAATATCAGGCTCATATTGTCCTAGTTTAGCAAATCCTACGATGTCACGGATGACAAGTTTATGATCGTCATCCTTTAGAAGTCGTCGATAGCATCCGTTCAGGCGTGACGCTAACATCTTCCAGTTAAGCTTTTCGATTAGTCGCATCTTTATCCCCAACTGGAATGAGCACTATTAAGTAAGCAATCATCATTAAAACAAATGGAAACAACAACACACTGAAAATCGACTCTAACTTGGTCTGTTTTTCAATGTATTCATTACATATGATAGATACTGACTTTCCCAGCATTAAATAAATTACAACGAAAACAATCTCACTCATCGTTTACTCCTCACCCTTTAAGCCCCTAACCTCATCACCAAGCGCTTCAATCTGTTTAATCTTCGACTCGATTACAATATCTTTAACAGCATCGCTTGTCATAAATTCAGACACTGAAATATTATGCTTAATAAGCAAGCGTCTAAAATCTAGGATGAATCTAATTTCATCCTGAGTATATCCAAATAAGTAAGTCATCGTTTACGCCTCGCCATTAATGCTGCCGTTACCGCTATCACTGAGCGTTTACGCTTTGGTTGCTTCAAAATAAACCCTCACGCTTCATTTGCATAATCTCATCAGCAGTAAAACCAGACTCTTTTAACGTCGCCATCTCATCAACCGGAGATTTGGAATTAACAAGAATGGCCTCATTGGGGAATTGCCAACCGGAAGGCGCTACACATAACAATGCGCCGCCCATATCATAAATACTTCCGCTAAGTTCATCGTAATTAACAGTTACTGTTTTCATATTAACTATCCTCCCATTTGAGATGTACAATCAACTCATCTCGAATTGCAGTCATATCCGTAAAGCTTTTGACGTGCTTAAGAGAAATCTTCTCCACCTCTTCCTTAACTAATGGTTCAGCTTTTGATTTGAAATCTTTAATTAGACTATCCATTACCTCACCAAGGACAGTTTCCTTCAAACGAGCCTCTAGTGAGTCGCCTAGCATTGTAACCATATTGAAGTCGCTAATCTTTGTCATATTCCCCACCAATAAAAAAACCCACTTACTCGCAGTGACAGCCCGATAGAGGGGTGCAAGTGAAATGGGTTTACCTATAAGTTCTATCTAATGCCTGTCACAGCATGTTTAGTATACATTAAATTTCTAGTTAAGCATTACCGCTAAGCCTTATTTGTTTAGTAGCTTTAGATTTTTAAGGGATACTTCCACTACCTTATCTTCCACTTTTTCAAACTCTTTTACTGATAGTTTTTCCATTAAGTAAGTTATTAACCCCTCATTTTCTTTCAAAGCCTCACGCAACTCTGCATTCTCTTCTACTAGTCGGTCGTGGTTGTTGATTGCATGCATTGTCGCTTTTGCTGGCTCTTCATTTGAGAATATTAACCCACACAAGGGTTCATTTTCCTTTGCTTTGAACTTTTCACCACCTAATGTTTCAGCGCTTTCATAAAACCCATAACTAAAATCAACACCATCAAACCCAGACGGCCATACATCACTCATCTTCATATTTTCCATCTCATCCACTCCAAATAAATATTAAAATAAACCATTAATGTTGGTATGCCTGTTATGTATAAGGCTATGTGTTGTTGTTTAGTCACTTAGTAACTCTGGGTTTTCGTGGATATTTCCGATTACTTCAAACTCAGACCAGTCTTGAAGCTCAGGCTCGTCATGTCCGTAATAATCCTGACCGACAAACTCAGGAAAACTCCAAGATGGTCCGCACATTTCAACAGCATAGTTATTGCCGCCGTAAGGGATGATATCACCCTCATAAATCTCAACGCCGTTTTTGTCTTTGAGTCCGGTGTATTGGCGTCTAGCCATCAAATCCCAACACTTTAAAATACTACCCTCTCTAGTCCTTGGTGGAGTCGCGCAACCTTTGGCTATATCATCAAGGTCATATATGCCCTTTGCTATTCCGTGCTCTCTCTTCCATATGTACTGAAACTTAATATCTCGCATCACACGCCTACCTTTTCATACGCCTTAATAAGCTCATTTAAAACATCATCCTTGGTAATCTTCTTTGCTTTCTTACCAAGCTCTTTTCTATTCTTATGGTTAAGCATGTCGACTAAGTTATCGAATGCTTCTTTCGTGCCTGCGTAAACACCGATGCTTGCGCGTTCTTTTGATTCTGGTATTGATTTGCTAATTGCCATTTTAATTTCCGTTGTTTGCTGTTTGAGTTAATACTAGTCGTTATAATAAATAGTCGCAATAAAAAGTTATAATTCATTTGACAGCCACCAATAACAAGCCAATAATGAAACATCAAAACAAACAGGACAATGAAAGATGAAAACATTCGAAACAGAAATACACGAGAAACCTATCACCGCTACTCATTACCGTGATGAGTGTAATGAGTATGAGTTTTCATGGGTTAAGTTCAATAATAACTCCATGTTCGTTTGGGATGATACATACTGGGACGAAGTTGAAGACGATAACTTTGAGTTTTCAGTGAAACCAATTAAAACCGCAGCACTGGAAAACCAAATGAACATCGACAACCTAGCAACACAAACACCAGAAGAGAAAGAGGCGCTTGACACTATGGCAGGAATCTCACGCGAACACCTAATGAAGATGATTAACCAACAATCTGAAATCATCAAAGAGCTAAGTGAAAAACTGAACACTTCGGAATCACCTAATGGTTCAAATGAAATAATCAAGCCTCTATGGGCTAAATGGTCAATCGGCGACAGTGTAACTAAAACAAAAGGCTCATCATGGACTGGTAAAGTTGTTGGTTACTATCAAACCGATCTAACTAGCAAGGGCTACGCCGTGGAATCCGAAACAGAAAAGGGAAGCGTTCAGATTTATCCAGAAGCCGCGCTGTGTAGTGTTGAAACCGAAGCTGGACGGGTTGAGCGAGAGAGGTTGGAAGCGGCTTATGATTTGTTTTGTGTTTGGTCTGACGGAGCAACTCCGTGCAGTTTTGATGTTTTTGTCAATGGAACTATAGGTAATTCAAAAAGGCGATTTCTAGCCATCGTAGACAAAACAAACTACCGCAAGGAGTCAAACTGATGATTAACACTGACAATCTAGAGTATGGAATAGAGTACGACCTCACCACTACCAGCGGGAAGGTGTATGAAGGTTGGTATCTATATAGCTTGGAGTGTGGTTACTTCTCCAGAGTTGAGGGCGATCAAACTAATGGGTTGATATATGCAGAGTCAGTGGCATCAATACGGGAGTCAAACTAATGAACCGACAAGACATACTCCAACAAGAAACAATGAAGCGCTTTCACTCTGTACCGAAAGCTAAAGGTGAAAACTCAAATAAGCCATCCAAGAAGATGGTTGAGACAATGAAGTGTCGTAAGCGTATCGAGGTGATACAAGAAGCTAAAGAGCTTGGCTGTAGTGTTGAAGAACTTTATTAAGGCAGCCTATGAACAACAATCAAATGTGCGAGATGGTTACACTACGACGCACAAACAAAAAGCAAACTGATCGCATTGCTGAACTTGAGCGAATGCTTGTAAGGGCTTCAAATAAACTAGAATCCTACGATGGTACTGAGTTTTTTGTGGCTAAGATTAATATGGTTTTGGAGGGTGAGTAAATGAAACATAAGCATTACGAAATGATTGTGGCTAAGGCTGCAAATATGGATCTTGTTGTATTAGCTAAATCAATCTGCGATAAGGTTACGGGCAAGCCTGTTAAGTGGTCGGAGTTATGGAAAACCAATGAGATGAGTTGGCTTGTAGATGACTCCCGCGAGTTATTCCTATGCCTACCACAGCACAAAGAGGCTTGCTTGCATTGGCTGAATGGTGGTAAAGCTGAAGAGAATTATAATAGTGAGTGGTCAGACATAGAGCACCACGAGTGGCATGATCAATCGGTATTTAATTTTGATGACGGGTATACAATTCGCATCAAACCAAAGAAAGAGAAGCGTTGGATTGCCTACAGCGCCAACCAGAAACGATTAGGGTGTTTATCTTTCGATTCTGAACAGGAAGCTAGAGATCATTATATCCATGAGGTCGATGAGCCTCAATTCATCCAAATAGAAGTCGAGGTTTAAATGCCAACTGAAACAATGGCTGAATTTTACGAGCGAAAATGGATTGAGACAGGTGATTTGAATTACCTTGAATTGGCGAATAAGTTGAGAAGTAAGGATGGTGAGTGATATCTAGCAAGTTAACTAAGAGTAATTCAACTACCGTGATAGCGGGTGATGTGTATTTATTTGAAGAGGTAGTGTGGTATGAATGAACAATTACAAAATGCAGTAGCAACAATTTTAGATCGGGCGGTTACAGGAATTGATTCAAGTGTCGATTTTATGCAAGCGGAACTTCCAGAGGTTATTGAGCAACTTTTGATGTGGTACGCAGTCAAGGGGGTGATATTGGTTTTTATCGGATTATTTCTAATTATCCCTTTCATCCTTGTAATGAAAAAGATAGCAAGCAAAGATATTCACAGCGCAACTTGCGATTCGTTTTGGGTTACTTACTATTCCCACATTGGTAACGGACTCGGGGGTGGTGCGATGCTTCTTGTTATATTCTCAGGAGTATCATCGCTTATTGGCTCTTTACTGGTTTTGTTTAATATTATGGTACCAATTCAAATCTGGATAGCACCAAAAATATGGCTCATGGAGTATGCCTCAAGCATTGTCAAATAAAAACAAAGCCCCAATAAAGGGGCTTTTCTTATCCAGCCGGAGTAATCCTAACAGCAAACATAATCAAATCAGTAAGAATCAAGTTACCTGCCGTGTTGGATGACATCTGAACGCTTAGCTTTTCACCGGGTGCAATACTGCCAAACACCACGGTAGAGAAACCAATCGCAGGTGATGCACCACCGAACGATACGCCAACAGGGTAAAACTTAATCCCACCAGTAAACTCCTGACCAGAATCACTAGCTACCTTTAATCCAATGTAGGTATCAAGGAATGCTGGGTCTGTTGCTGTAATCGTTCCGCTAAAGTCCACACGGTAAGATTGCTGCACAGTTCCAACATGCTCAACCTCTGCCACATTAGCTCCAGCGGATGCGAAATCTGCGTCGTAACCAGTAACAGGTGCAACCAGTTGAGTGGTTAGATTGGCAGTGACAAACGCATCAGGGTCTGAAGTTACCGTAGTTGTTGCTAGGTCGTTATTAGTGACAAGGATGTTTGACGGAGCGCCAGCAAATGGCTCACTACCTCCTTTATTAATAATCTTTACTGGAAGCCAGTTCTTGGTGCCTTCCGGTAGCGCCTCTTCAATATCAGCTACTGTTAAGTAGCCTTGTCCATTCTCTACTGGCATGCTATCTCCTTACATACTTTGTGCTTGTGCTAAATCCTTGGCTGCCCCTGCTAGTGCCGGAGCTTGGTTAAGTAGAGCCTGCGTTTGCTCTGCTTGCTTGCGACTGTTTCTCAATTCTTCTTTCTCTGACTCACTTCGGATAATCGATGGCGGTGTTCCGTTGACCTCTGCTTTCGCTTTGATGTATTCGTCTAGGTTTACATTATCCAACACTGACGGATCGTAAGCTGCGATGTTGATAGCAGACTGCACAGTATCATCCATACCCATTAACTGACCTGAACGTTGAGCTCGTGTAATTGGCGACTCATACACGATTGTGTAATCACCCTCAGCGTCCATTAGCTCTTGAGGCATCTCAGGTAGCAGACCTTGGCGAGATAGGATATCTAGCTCACGCTCAATCATTGGGCCTAGATATTCTTGCTCAAGCCTGTCAGCAGTAGGAGCAAGTAGAATGCCTTTCTCTTGTGTGCGCGCTAACACTTCCGTAGCTGTCATCTGTGGCGTTTCCACAAGTATCTGGAATAGGTTTAAGTAGAACGAGTCATTAATGATTCGACGTGACTCTTCAATCATACCTTGGCCAATATCAGGACGAGCACCTGTATTCATTGGCTGAACCATTTGCTGGCCTTGAGGGCCTACACCACCATGAGTTACACCACCCGGCTTAAAGTTGATCGCCATTGGCCCTGAACCTAACACCCCAACACCCTGACTTGAAGATGGTGCAAGTAATGGAGGGGTTACCGCCATATGGCCAGCCATGAGATTGGTTTTACGCATCTCATTAAGGCCTTTAACCTCTGGTAGCATCTGCATAGCAGCAGAACGACCGTAGATTTCATTAGGCGATGTTTGCTCACGAGCTACCGCATAAGGGAATGAGTAGTAACCACCACCTTGCAATGGCTGTTCCATGTCCTCTTTGAAGAAGTAAACAAACTTGTATTGACGTTTATCGGGGTTAATCGACATCTCGTCATAGTCTTCATTAGGGTGAACGATATGGCAGAAGGTAAACTTGGTATCGCCCTTATCCTGCATAATCTTGCGAGGTAGAACTTCTTCGCCCCACTGCTGGATGGCTTGAGCTTTAGTGAACTGAAACTCGCGCATCGCAGTATCAACAACGCCGAAGTTATTCACACCAAAGTACATACCACCCAAGAAGAGTGATTGGTAGATGATACCCTTACCGTTAGGCGCTTCATTCAGCGTCATCACACCGGTACCAAACCCCATTAGCGAACGGATAGACTGGTAGTTACTGGTAGAGAATCCCGACTTAGACGCATAGCGCATGGCAAATAGAATATCAGTCACATCTGCAAAGTATCGCTTAACATTCTGACTATCATTCAATGCATCATTATCTGTGCGCAGTGAGTGCCATTGCTCTGACTTAGGTGTAATCAGGCCGACAATAGCCGAAGCACTTCGGTTGATGGCCATAGCTGTAGTTGAGTCGTAAATACGCTGTGTACGTTGAGTGCCAGGTGAGCGCGTTACATTGAAGTCAGCTTGATCTGTTAAACAACGCTCGGCTACATCCTGCCAAAAATTTTGCCATGAGCCTCTATGCTTTGTGA